GAAAACCTTTATCAGAAAAGACTATTGCTGCTAATGTTTTAGAACACGGGACAGGTGGAATTAATATTGATGCGAGTAGAATCGGTCTTGGTAACGATAAGACCAAAGGTGGATGCGCCGGAACTTCCGCAATTCACGGAGGGGGAATAAACAAACGAGCCCCCGTGGATCATACCAAAGGTCGTTTTCCTGCTAATCTTATTTTATCTCACAAACCAGGCTGCACACAAGTTGGAACCAAAGAAGGAAAAGGTTATACAATCAATAGATTTACCGATGGAGCAAAGCCTTTTGGTAATGGTGCGGGGCATCCTTATAAAGTAGAAGATCAAGGACCAGAAACGATTGCGGTATGGGATTGTGAAGACGATTGCGCTATTAAAACTTTAGATAACCAAACAGGTGTTTTAACAAGCGGAGAAATGAAGGGAAAGATTAAAGGCAAGGCTGGTAAAGATACATTTGGTTCATATAAAGGCGAAGCAACGGAGCAACCTTATTATGCCGATAGTGGTGGGGCTTCAAGATTCTTTTATTGCGCCAAAGCTTCAAAAAAAGAGAAAACATTAAATAAAACAATTGAGAATAAGCATCCTACTGTCAAATCTCTTAAATTAATGAAATACTTAATAAATCTTGTAACGCCTCCTGGTGGCGTTGTGCTGGACCCTTTTATGGGCAGTGGTACGACCGGACAAGCGGCATTAGAGGGCAATTTCGGCTTTGTGGGGGTTGAATTAGAGGCTGAGAGTTACGAGATTTGCAAAAAGCGGTGCTCAAGTATAGAAACCCTAATTATTAATAAAAAGATAGAAGAAAAAAACATTGATCAAGCCGGTTCAGTGTGATATTATAGTAATATGATGAAAAATAAAAAATATTTGGTGATAGATACCGAAACGGGTGGGCTTGATCCAGAAAAAAATAGTATTTTGAGTATTGCGGGTGTTTTATGGGAACCCGGAAAGACAGTTGAGCCGGTTTTTGACCTATATGTCAAAGAACACTTTATAAATGTTGAAGAAGCCGCACTAAAAGTCAATAAAATTGATATGAATGAAGTGCATTTGGCTGATGAGCCATATATCGTTGTAAAGAAGATCCAGAATGCGTTAAATGAGCGTCTTGGTAAAGACAGGAAAGCAATTCAGCTTGTCGGTCACAATGTTGCTTTCGATATTGCGTTTACAAAGAGACTTTATCGTCATGCAGGTCTAGAAAAGGAATATAAAAACGATTTTCGTGATAGAGCGATGGATACTTGCTCTATTTTGGAATTTTTGATGCTTTCGGGCAAAGTGGAAGGATATAGGGCCTCCGGTGATGTTTTATTCAAAGCAGCGGGTGTTGAAATCGAAGAAAAAGACCGTCACACGGCTTTAGGTGATGCTGTCGCCACAGCTTATGCTTTAGAGTCATTAATTACGAAATTTTAGGAGAAAATTATGTCAAAAGATAAAAAGCAAGCGTGGGGAACCTTAATAAATGAGAAACCAACACTACAAGAGATTGCCAACTACTATAAGGGCAAAGGCGGCGGGCCCGAAGGTGAATCGCACGTTATTGATGCAAATGCCGATAAAAAAGAGGGATTTGTGTGGGTTTATAGCACAAAAGCGGACGCAGCAAAGATCATTGAGCGTTGTGGAGACGCAATTTTAGATTATAGCTTCTTAGATGCACAAGGAGTTCAATTAAAGATTGATCGCAAAGCTTTTCGCGGAATACATTGTGCATTTAGAAATGTCAAATAACATTTTCCTCAACTATTTAGGTTGAGGGAAGCAAATGGCAAACGGTCTTTATACAACATTCTTATCAGCACTGATGAACAAACAACTTGATCTAGACACAGATCAAATCAATGTTGCGCTCCTTGATTCGGGATATACAGTCAATTTAACGGTTCAAGATCACTATAGCGCATATTGTGCCGCGCATCAAATACAAACAGGCATTTTGTCCAATAACACAATCACATCAGGCGTTTTCAACGCAGACAATTATGAATTTCCGAATGTTACACATGGATCAAACGCTAAATACATAGTAGTGTATCACGACACTACGGATCAACTCATCGCTTACTTTGATACCGATTCAAATGGTGCGATAGATCTTCCATGTGTTGGAAACGATATTCATACCGAATGGAATGCTAGTGGTATATTTGCCTTTGCTAATTGTCCATAGGATTTTATTTAATGGGAATTAAAGACGGCTATATAATAACAGACTTATCGAGTTCCATTCAACAAAGAACTCTTACGGGTGGTGCGGTAGTCGCGCCTTTCGGGTTTGGTCATCGAGGTCTTCAAAACTTACGAGGAACCTGCCAGCCCTATTCATCTTTCCCAGGAAGTTCAATGCCCGCCTGGGATCGCGGGGATTGCGGCGTACCTGACGATACAGTCAAAATGCTCTTGATAACTCAAGACAGTCCAGTCTATACGCCGGTTACTTACGGAACAGAATGGTATACGGAAATTGTGGATGCAGAAGTCGTAGGAACGAGTAGCACTCATGTTGGCTCAATTTATCTAACAAGCGGAACTTTAAACGAAATAGGGTTTGAGGCATGTACTACTCAGATTCCACTTTATACTATAGCAGAAATTAGACGATTTACTGATAATTCCCTACTAACCTCCTTTAATGCTAGTGCCGCCAAATGTAGCTACACTTATAATTCTTTGGTAAGCGTTACCGATACTGATTGGTATGATATCTATGTTTCGGGCGCATATGGCTCCACCACATCTAGCCTAGAAGGAATTTTTGTGGAATACAAAATCTAAAACTATTTAGAGGTACAATTATGGCAGCATGTTCAATAGACTTAATTACTAATACTGAAGTATCAGGAACCACCTCTACATTGGTCGGATCAGCCAGAATTCTATCTGGTTCAAATACTAATTTTTCTTTCCGTGCGATGATGGGAACTGCAACTTTCACCACAGCATCCCTAGAGGTAAAAAGATTTACTGGTGGGAGTAGTGTTACTGCTTTGGAAGCTACCGGAAGCTTACAGGATGTTTCTGGTTCTGCGGTAGCGATCCCGGCTAATGATTGGTATGAATTTTATTTATCCGGCTCGACAGCGGGAACTATATCTTTAGTTAAGGGAATTCGCGTGGTATTGAGTTAATGAAACTATTTACCAGCACAGGAGAAGAATAAAGAATGCCAACACTTGAAAGAACTTGGACCAACTCACAAAATAATGTTCCGGCAGATCAAACTACTACTGAAAAGCAAGTGGGTAATATTTTGTTGGCTATGAAAAACGCTTTTGTTTCCGCAGGATGGACAGTTACTCAAAGCAGTAATGGACTAACTACAGCAGCAAGCGATCTCTGGTCTGTATACACCGATGTGGTTTATGGTGCTGGTGCCGTAGTTCATAGTTGGATTGTTCTAGAAAGCCCTACTGATTATCCATCCACTGGAAATCAAGTATATTTTGCGATTGAATGGAATGCCGCCGCCGATGAAAATTGTACCTTTTACACGTCTACGGGAGATTGGACAGGAGGCACAACAAGCACCATCGGCGCAGCCGGTGGAAATAAAAACACCATGACGACAACCGATGGCTTTGTACCGCCTGGTTTAACCAATGTTAAATATCATTTTTCTTATAACACCACTGGGGATGTGATCTTTTATAACAGCAATGACAGCACCGCCCGCGCCGGTTGGGGCCTCATTATAAGCAAACTAGCCGATCACGATGCGTCCGATAATTATCCTCTATTTCAATATCTTCGTACAAGTGGAAATTCTTGGTCGCAACCTAGTCAAACATATAATGCGTTTGGTATTGGTAATATGCAAACCAACGCGAATTCTAAGGGATTTTGGATTGATGGGAATACAACTACCCAAAACAATGCATATTCGATGGAAAACAATTTTATGTTTAATGCGACGGGAGGCGACTCCAATGGTAGTGATATTAATGGAAAATTCATCGCAGCTCCAATATGGGTTTGTGGAAATGAAGCATCCAAGAGGGCAATCCGAGGGAGATTGGTAGATATATACCTGGCAAACTATTCTAACCTCAACACCCTTGGAGGCACTGTCGAGCCCTCAACGGGCACAATTCAACTTGCATGTATAACTTGCCTTTGGGTACCTGCTGATGTAGTACCGAGCCTATAAAATATGGTGAATAAAAATGTCCGCAGTTGATGTAATCACGATAGATTCAAGCTTTGTAGGAATCGAAGAAGGAGTAAAATGGGTTTATTCGGGACAACCACCATCCGGTGGTGCTGCTGAATTACAATCTGGTGGTGGCTGCGAGAACACTTATTATCAACGAGTATATGACGACACCAATGAATTCTGGTGTTATTATTCTGGCTTAGTCCTGAATCCCACGCCAGGGATAATGGATACAACTCCCAACAATTCAGGAAACATTAGCGGTCATAGTATTATTATGACTATTTGCTCCTAATTTATTAATCTTAATAAACTAAAAATTCCTAATAAATGATTATCCTTGACCTCAAGGGGATTCTCTGTCATAATAGTATTACCCAAATTAGGAGGGGTGATGACTATATTAGACAAGGAACTAGAAAAGAAACTATTTGAAGCCGGAATGGGCGAGCTTACGTTGTGGCTTATTAAAAAAGGGTGGACACTTGATCTAGATTATCTTAATCAAGACGAAATGTTACCATCTAGCAAGCTTATAAACATAAGCACACGCCAAGGAATAGAAAAACAATTTTATTCTTTATTACATGAATGTGGTCACTTGCTTATTCAATCAAACTGGGAAAACTACGAGAAAGCATATCCAGCCACAGCAAGGATGTATGCTTATGCCACCACTAATAAACAATTAGCGCGTAGCCCCAAATATAAAGTGGATTGCATATCGGAAGAACTCGAAGCATGGCGACGAGGAAAGAAACTAGCAGATCGCTTATCATTATATTATAGTGAGGAGAGGTATAATGACTTAACAGCCAAGTGTGTTTATACCTATATTCAATGGGCAAACAAGTAGAAGATGGCGATGCCTTTGGTAGCCGATATTTAGATATTTTTAAGGTTGGTGATTTAGTTTCGTGGGCTCACCTAGGGAATACCAAAGAATATGGTTATATAATAAAAATTTATAATGAAAAGATGAGGGCAAATCGTTGTTTTGTATTTGCTCGCATTCGTAAAACAGATGGTTCAACCGAGAACTTTATGTTATCGGAAATACAAAAAGAATCATAAAAAAAGGGTGGTTGTATGTTTTGGGATATAGTTACAAATGTGGGTAATAGAAAAAAACCTTGGGAAGACGTTCCAATCGAAGTTTTAATCGAGGAGGAGCGCAAGCGCAAAAAAAGTCTTGAAGATCATCGCGAACGTTTGTATGCTCCTTTGCCCGAACCACCTTTAAGACCCATCGAGAAAGATGACCTCCCTGAAAATGAAGTGGATGGTTGTATCATCATAAAATTATAGTGCTAATTTCCAAAAAAATGCGATTGCCAATTGCGTTGATGCTTCTCACAGTCTTCAACGCCATTGACGCATTTTTTACGCTAAAATACATAAAATTTGGTGCTCTATGCGAAGCCAACCCCTTAATGGATTCGCTATTGCAAAGCAACCACTACCTTTTCATTTTTTATAAACTCGTTGTTGTAAATTTTTGTGTTTGGGCCCTTTACAAAAACAATAAGACCAAAATAATTCCTTTTATCCTGTATTTTCTTACTTTTGTTTATGGATTGTTGATGATGTGGTGGGGATATATGATTTTCCTTCTTTACTGAACTATTTATAGTGATGAAGAATGAATTCGACCGGCTTTCGGCAGTACAACCTTTAATAAAGAGTTTATACGAAGCTTCTAAAGACACATTGGGATTTAATCCTGATGCCAAAATTGTTATTCTAACAAACGAAGAAAATTCTAACAATCCTCTTGGCAAAACAGCTTATTATGATCCGGCAAGTCATAAAATTGGGTTGTATACACAGGGTAGGCATGTTAAAGATATTATGCGATCATTGTCTCATGAATTGGTTCATCATTCCCAAAATTGTCGCGGAGACTTCAATGAAGGCTTGGCAACCGTAGAAGGATACGCGCAAGAAGATGGTCACTTGCGGGAAATGGAACGAGAAGCCTATGAAACAGGCAATTTAATCTTTCGTGACTGGGAAGATAATTATAAACGTAATGATAGTTCGAAACTATTTACTGATACTTCAATTATGGGAGAAAAACTAATGGAAGACAAAGAAACAAAACTACGCGAGGTTATTCGTGGACTGGTGAAAGAAATGTTAATCACAGTTAAAGAAGATAATGAGGCTTGTTCAGAAGACAACCCCGCACCTTGCGAAAGGGTTGAAGGTGGAGAAGAAGGTGATGAAGCGGCTGTCGCCTCTGCGCTGGGCGGCGTCGTAACTTCTAATAAGCCTGATGAAGAAAAAGACGAACCTTTTCAGGGAGTTTCGGAAAGCGAGGAAAGGGAAGCCAAAACTCCCGGTGGTGGCGATAAAGCTGATGAGCGTGAAGAAGAAGAAGAAGACGATGAGTTTGAAAAAGGCAAAAAAGATAAACAATATGAAACTTACTTTCCAAAAACTCACGACATTCGCGAAAAAGCAAGACATAGAACCCATGAAGCTTTGATGAACCGTTGGGGATATTCGAAAAAAAATGATTAATAATCTCAACAATCGGTGGAAAGAGTTTATACTTAATGAAGGGGTCACGCCGGATATTAGCGTATGGGTTCAGTCTCTTAAAGAAAGCCTGGGAATGATTAAACCCAGATCTATGAGAGAGAGTAAGCGCATTGAGCTTATGAAACATCAATTGAACGAAATTAGAAAAGCGTCTAATCGCTTACAGCGAGAAAACCAAATTCTTCAAGAAGAAAATCAACTACTACAAGAACAGGACACGTCCAAGGAATAGAAATGTCATCGCTATTACTAGAGGGTGGATTATACGGTCATCTCAATCACCTATATGATAATCCAGATTTATCCTTTGGTGAAATAAAAAAAATATTTGATACCGCATCAAGCGGAGAACTCAAAGGAACAGAAAAGACCGATGGTCAAAACCTTTTTATTTCTTATTCCGTAAAAGATGGCAAAGCGAAAGCAGCCCGGAACAAAGGTAATATAAAAACAGGTGGAATGGACGCTATGCAACTTGCGAGTAAGTTTGCTGATCGGGGTGCGTTAGAAAAAGCCTTTGTTGATTCTTTTGATGCCTTTGAAAAGGTAATAAGCCAGTTATCCCCCGAAGAACAAAGAGAAATATTTGGAGAAGACGCCAATATTTTTTATAATGCTGAAATTATGGACCCGGCGAATCCAAATGTTATCAACTATGATACTCGATCTTTAGTTATTCATCAGAAAGGTCATTCTGAATTTGATCGCGAAACTGGAAATATAAAAGATACTGATGTATCCAACAATGTGGCTGTTTTGCAAAATGCGTTAGAAGGAGTTCAGCAATCCGAAGCGGCTGAAGACTTTACGGTACAAATGAACGCCATCAAGAACCTACAGAGCCTTGAGAACGATGCAGCCTTAAAGAAAGCAGATCAGAGAATCAATAAAATAATCTCTAGTGTTGGCCTGTCAGACGGAAGCACTATTGGTGATTTTGTCAATGCACGATTGTCACCTATAATCGCTAATAAGTTTCCCATGCTCGATGATGCTCGTAAAGATATGTTGATACGAAGAATCGCTGGTGAAAAAGGAATTAAAGTTACTACTATTACCAAAGGACTTGATAAAGAAGCAAAAGCAGAAATAAATTCCTTTGTGAAAGGTGGAAAGAAAATCATGGGAGAAGTGATTGGTCCACTAGAGAAAACAATTCATGACTTCTCGGTAGAAATGTTGAGAGGCTTAGAGAGTGCATTTATTTTGGATAATGATTCCGAAGTAAAGCGTTTGGCTGGTGAAGTTGGAATCGCAATAGATGCAATCAATGGTTCTAATCGTGATGATGTAATGGATGTGGTTCGTAAGCATTTGGAAAAGATTGGTAAAGCAGAAAACATTAGTACAGCAACCGAAGGATTTGTATTTGATTGGGATGGGGTGACTTATAAGTTTACAGGAAACTTTGCGCCAGCAAATCAAATATTAGGAATATTCAAATATGGTCGCGGTAAGATTCCCGCCCTACAAAAAGAAGTTATGCTAGAACAAGAATCTGGAAGGACGATAGGTATTCATCCTGGTGGTTTCAAACCACCACATGCTGGTCATTTTTTGGGAGCGAAACATTTATTGGACAGTGGAGCAGATGAAGTCATCGTAATAATATCTCCTAAGTCCCGTGAGGGATATTCCACAGATAAAACGAAGACAATAGAGGTAAACGCCGATCAATCTTTAAAGTTGTGGCAACTTTATATAAAGGCTAATGGAATTGGTGATAGAATGTCAGTAATGATATCTGATAAAGGTACACCCGTGGCTTCAGTATATGACTATCTAGAAACTCTCAACAATGAGGAGACAGTTTTTCTTGGCAAGGGTGAGAAAGACGAAAAAGACACACGCTTTGATCGTGCTCAAAGCTTCGCAGACAAAAGAGACTTGGGATTATCTATAGAAATGATAAACACTCCTATGTTTGGTGGTGGAATATCTGGAACTGAAATGCGAGAGATTATCGCTAATAACGATTTTAAATCTTTTGCTAAATATATACCCTTAAAGAATCTTAAAGATAAGAAAAAGGCTTGGAGCATTATGACTAAAAAAATTAAAGAACACTATATCGATAGGAATACTTTTATGAAAGAGACAATTCTAAGAGAAGCAATCCGCAAAATCATCGCCAAAGCAGATAAAAAAGTAAAGGTGGAAGAAGACGTTTTGCGAGGAGTTATTCAAAAACTTATTCTAGAAAACGAAGCAGACCGAGTGCCACACGCATCCACTGCTATTAATTTTCTGGAAGACTTATTGAAAAGTATCCTTCCTGGGGTTGAGCAAGATTATAAATCATTGACCACAAAACAAGAACAGCGGGATGCTTTTCGTTCTCAATTAGTTTCTTCTGTCAATACTGCTTTAGAAACCGCGAACATAAATAGTCAAGCCACTGAAATGAGTACCGATGGAACATCCAGTGAAGAATTTATTGAGATTGATGAAGAAATTGAAATTGATATAACAGATGACGATAAATTTATTGATATTGACCCAGGTATCGAGAGCGATGATGAAGAAGAAGACAAGGAAAAACAAGATGAAGAAGCAAACGCAACCGGAGCAAAACTGGCCGCGCAATCGTTTGACTCCATAGAAAAACAAATCCTAGAATCATACAACACCCTAAGTGATGACGAGGATCAAAAAACTTTCCAAGATTATTTGATTACGAATCTAAAACTTTATTTTGATAAGTGGGAAAAAGAACTTGGTGAAGTTATTGAACCGACAACTGATGAATATGAAGAAGAGAAAGTAGAATCTGATGAGGAAGAAATTGATGCAGAAGCTAGTGAAGAAGAAGATCTTGGAACTGAAGAAGAAGGTGATGAAGAAGAACTTGACTTCGATCTATAATAATAGTATCCTTAACTTCATGAAGTTCGAAAAAATTGCTACTGAAATTGGTAAACTTGTTGACGAAAAAGATGCTGCTTATGGAAGCTCTTTCCTAAAGTCAGAAAAAATTTTAAAGATTCTATATCCAAATGGAATTGAGCCAGAACAATATAAAGATATGCTGGCTATTACTCGCATCATTGATAAGCTGTTTAGAATTGCAACTAAAAAAGATGCGTTTGGAGAAAATCCGTTTAAAGACATCGCGGGTTATGGTATACTGGGTGTAGCTAATGGCGAATCTGAAAAGAAATGATGGACGGAATAAAGACTACTCTATTTCTAATAGATTAAGAAAACAAGGAAAGTCTAGTGAGGAGTTTGAGATTCTATTCAATGCTCTTTCCCTTGAAGAAGTTATTGGTCTAAAATTGGAACTGACCGCCAAGTCTTCTTTTAATAAAAAATTATATGGATTACCACTTTGGTATTCTATCCCAAACATTGTAAAAGATGCGGTATTGAAGTATGCTTTATCCGCAACACGTTCAAAGCGAGAAGCCGCGAGGTTTCTTGGTCTGAACGAATTATCTATGAAGAAAACTATAAATAGATATAAGATTGACGACTATTTTGAACAAACACTTGACAAGGGGGTCAAAGACGTTTAGAATAGAAATTAGTTTATGGGCAATAAGATAAAGCAGTTTTCTGATGTGATATTCGAGTGCTTCAATGGCTCTGTTGAAGCTAACCAAACTAACTTATGTTAGTATTGAAACGAGCCTAGCTTTGTTTCTGTCAATAAGTACCAATCTTTTTTTTTTTTTTTTTTTTGCGAATGTAGCTCAACTGGCAGAGTGTCAGATTTCCAATCTGAAAGTTGCGGGTTCGAACCCCGCCATTCGCTTATATGAATATGAAGCGTCCTTTAATAAACATACTTACAAGGACACACCGTAAAGAGTATTTTATAAAGTGTGAAGAAAGTGTTTCCTCACAGAGTTATAAAAATTATCGTCATATTTTATGTATAGATAATGAGTCATCACTAGGATATATAAATTCCACCGATTACATACAGGTAAAGAGAGAAAAAAAGAAAAATTTTAAACATTTTCCATATAATTTATATTTTAATGAGATGTATAAAGAAATAGAGAATGGATGGATAATGTTCTTAGATGACGATGATCACTTGCCTACAACTGGTTCCTTAGAAACGCTAGCGACAAACATAGAAAAAAACAATAACAAAGACACTCTATATATTTGGAAAGTAAAATTCCCTAACCGGGGGAAGGCTATTCCAACACATTCCTTTGGTAATAAAATTGTCATGGGAGATATTGCCTCGTGCGGATTTTCTTTTCACTCATCTCACCTCAAAAAAGCTCACTGGGATAATAAGAAGTGTGGCGATTTTCGGGTGGTTAATCGCTTATACAATTTTATATCAAACACAGTATGGATTGACGATATTCTTGCCTCTCTACAAGATGAACCCCACGGTGGGAAATAAAAACTTTAGGACATTATATTATTATGATATACTTATTACTACGGGGGTGAACTGGGTTCGACACGGTGTCGAGATAGATTTGTGCAAGGGTGTATGAGCAAACACTAAAAGGCTTAAAACAAATAATTGCTAACGATAATGTTGCATTAACTTTGGCTGCGTAAGCATCAAAGCGGGGTTTTTACGGTTTTCCTTGTTACCCAATAAGCCGTGTTGACAACCATCCAATTTCGAGCGTATAATACGAATATGGATGGTAAGAAACACACACACACAAAGGAGGACATTTATTATGTCAGAAAATAAAAATAAAAATGGTTATGAAATTCGAGAAGGATTGCTTGGGATGGCGCAAGGTATTCTAGGTGATAAATGCAATCGCGACTTTGAGAATGAAATGATCAAACCCGATGGAGCGCGAAATGCTGTTCCTTCTTATACAACTGAAGAAATAATTGCTGAAGCTGAAAAGCTTTACGCATTTGTTCAGAAGAAAGATTAAGATATAACCTTGTATATCGCAAATTTATTTAAGCATTGTGGACTGCGGTTCGATTCCGCACACCTCCAATTCCATTTAAATGGCAGAAGATTTCTTTGAATGGGTCAAGAAAGAAAAAGGTGCTAAGGGATTTTCGTTGAATAGTGATAGAGCAATGAAGTATAATAAATGAGCAAAGATACAAAAGGTAACTACCCAGCCCCAAGTGAGGATAGTTTGTTACGGGATCTAAAAAAAGAGATCATTAAACTCAAATCCCTCAATCGAAGAGCGGCAGAAGAGATTAGAGATCTTGACTATATGATTATCAAAAGCATCGAGGATAATAAAGTAATAGAATATCCAGGAGAGGATGCAACATACTTCGCAGGATTCTCATCTATCAATCTTCTAAACCGACTGGACGGCAAAACCAGTGGCGGATACATTGAGAACTATGAAGACCTTCTTTCAGAAATGAAGGCGATTTAAGGAGAATGAGAATGAATAAAGATACAAAAGGTAATCACTTGGACCCAAGTAGGGGTAAATTTGTGATTCCCGCCACCTCCATTATTTTTTTTTCTTTTTCTTGATCTTAGATCCTATTTATGGTAAGGTATTATTATGAACATCGGAGATAAAGTCTTTTTACTATATACGCATCGCAACACAAAGGAAACTTTTTGTGAAGGGCCAGCAGAAATAACATGTTATCAAGTAGACCCACATAACGATGAGGGTGTGATAATCATAAAAGATTTAAATGGGAAATCTAGACCAATCGATCTAGAAGGTACATCCAGCCATGAAGTGGATATTCACGTAGTCTATTAAATATTTATAATGTCAATGATAAGTTTATATTTATCATAATCTTTCAATAATTTTCTCATAGATTTACGATAGATTAAGTAAATCTCTTTATTTGTGGTAGCCATACACAAATTTTCAAACCCTCTATAAGCAGAGTGTAATGCTCCAACAACTTCACCATAACTATTCAGTATTGGGGAGCCCGAAGATCCACCCTTGGCAGGAATAGAAAAAACATACGAAGTTTTTCGGTTGCTACGAACCTTCTTACTACCCAAATAAAATCCTTCAAATAACGGGATCATTTTAGAAGACCACAATCCCATAGGGGCGGCTATGTTATAATACTTCTCTCCAATTATTGGCTTAGAATTAGAAATTTTCAATGCTGGACGCGATATCTTGGCTGAACCCAGTATACATATATCGGCTTCAAAATCAAAAGCAATTGGAATTGCCGCATATGTTTCACCTTTGTAATCGTTTAGGATATATGAAGCCCTTTCGGTCATCTTCCATTCAGGGTTCTTAGGTGAGTAGTCCTGCACAAAATAATTTATTTGATTGCCGTAAAGAATACTGCAAACGTGCGCTGAAGTTCCTACGAGTGTAATTTCTCTATCGTGTCCAACAATAAAGCCCGAAGCTGATGAGCGCAAATCAATTTCATATTCTTCTAAATTTGCTTCGGCTACCGCAGAGGAGGTTTTTGTTAGGTAGATGTTTTTATAAATATCAATCTTGATGAAGGAACGTCTTTTATCTCTGAATAAATCTCCTGGCCCAAATAGGGCTGTGCTTGACGCACATGATGCACATCCCATAAAAGTAATGAACATCATAAATACTATAACTAATTTTGCAACCGCATTTTTCAAGATTATTTTTTTTTCCCTACAAAGTAACTATAAAGAAAATTCTCAAACGGCTTGGCTATTTATTATTAGGGGCTGGATTGTCAGCACCAAAAACGAATAACGGAAGTAAAATATGGCAAAAAAGATTTATGTTCTTGATACGAGCGTATACCTCACAGATTGTAATTCAATTTTTTCTTATGGGAACGGAGATATATATGTTCCGCTAGTAGTATTAGAAGAATTAGATAACAACAAAAAAAGACCAAACGGCGTCGGCGCAAATGCTAGAGGAATTATTAGAACCCTAGATGAATTACGAAATAGAGGAAGTTTTCAAAAAGGGATTCGAATTCGAAAAGGGCGTGGCTTAGTTTTTACTAAAACACCAGATTTATCTGAATTACCTTCTGGCTATGATCCTAATACGGCTGATCATCAGATTATTGCCGCCGCACTTACACTTATAAAAGAGTTTCCAAGCCGTAAGGTGATATTAGTATCCAACGATATTAACCTAAGAATTAAGTGTGATGCTATTGGAGTAAATGCAGAAAACTATAGTAGCGAAAATGTTATAAAGGAAAGTTCTGAATTGTATGGTGGCTTTACAAAGCTACTTGTGGATGATCAAATAATTGACCGTTTCTATACAGGTGAAAGCGTTTATCTGTATAATGCGATAGATGACAAAGCAGAATTATATCCCAATCAATATGTAATGCTGGTATCTTCGTCGAATGAAAAGAAAACAGCAATTACTAGATTCATTGATGAGAATACAGAATTTAAAAAAATTCCTCAACATAAAGAATCAGATGGATGGGGCATAGCACCAAAAAACAAAGAACAAAATTGTGCGTTGGATTTACTTTTAGATCCAAATGTTCCTGTGGTTTCTCTTATTGGTAAAGCAGGAAGCGGAAAGACTTTGTGTGCTATTGCAGCGGGATTGCAACAGATAATGGGAGAATCTTCAGTATATAATAGATTAATTGTTTCTAGACCAGTTCAACCCATGGGAAAAGACATTGGCTATTTACCTGGATCTCTAGAGGATAAAATGGTGCCATGGCTAGCGCCAATTCAAGATAATTTAAGATTCTTATTTGGTGATGATAATTTAATGCTAGAGTCATATATGGATAAAAGAATAATTGAGGTCGAGGCTCTAACTTATATTCGTGGTCGCTCAATTCAAAATGCTTATATTATTATTGATGAGTGCCAGAACTTGACACGGCATGAAATAAAGACTATACTTACTAGAGTAGGTGAAGGAACTAAAATTGTTTTGACTGGTGACATTGAACAAATAGATAATGTGAATATTGATGAGACTACAAACGGTTTAACCTACGTGATTGAAAAATTAAAATATTTTGATATCACAGGACATATCACATTTATTAAAGGTGAAAGAAGCAAGGTCGCAACCTTATGTGCAAAAAATCTTTAACTTTTAACTTGACAGACTTTGCGAAGCATGATATTAATTAAGATACATTATTTAAATATATGAAAGATTATATAAAAAGCAGTTCTTCTCACGCATTAAAAAACAGAAATGAATTCTCTCTTTTAAAAGGCCTTGTGCCTGTCGTTGTTGTAAATAAACTTCCAAATGATATTGACTTCAATAACATTATTAAGAATTTAGAGAAAAACATTCCTTCACAAATCTTAAATCTTATAGATGGAATCTATATAGGGGATTTTAAAGAATTAGAAGAAAGAAATATTGAAGCCATGTTTAAAGATGGTGTTATTTATTTATCTTCTTTTAAAAATATAGATTATGCTTCTGAAGAATTGATTGCTAGAAACATCTGTCATGAATTAGCACATGCCTTAGAAGAAAAGATGGGCTATGAAATTTATGGTGATAAATTAATTCAAAATGAATTTAAAGCCAAAAAAGATAAGCTAATTTCTTTACTAAATCATGAAGGCTTTTACTTTTCTAGAAATATCTTTTTTGATCCTGATCTCACTGATGAATTAGATGATTTATTATATAATGAGATAGGTTATGACCGTCTTTCATTAATAATTCCAAATTTATTTATTTCTCCTTATTCGGTTACATCAATTCGTGAATATTTTGCAAATGGTGTTGAAGAATATTTATTTGGAGATCCTGATTTATTAAAGAATGTAAATCCTGTACTTTACTCCAAGATTAATAAAATATATAATGAAATTAGTTAAATACTCTTTGACTTCTTCTCTTTTACATGATAGAATATTACTATAACGTTGGCTTATGCCACAAGGAGTTAATATGCCTCATGTATCTTTTAGCGCACTCAAAAACTGGGACTTTTGCCCCTTTTATCATAAACTAACTTACATAGATAAATTAAAGGGATTCACAGGAAATGTTTATACTGCTTTTGGATCTGCGCTTCATGAAGCCTGTGAAAAATTAGTTTTAGATAACACAGAAGATTATGATAAGATTTTCAGTAACTCATTTGATGAAGAACTAGGAAAGTTAGAAGAAATAACAATCAAAGAACAAAAAATGATTGGTGACATGAAAGTGCATGGTGTTGAACTGGCTGCGCTAGTTCTAAAAGCACTGAAACTAAAGTTTCCACAATATACAGTCATCTCAGCAGAAGAACAAATCTTCGAACCTATTATAGACAGCCCAGGTAACTATGACTATAAGGGCTTTCTAGATCTTGTTATTAAAACACCTGATGGAAAATATCACATTATAGATTGGAAGTCGTGTTCTTGGGGTTGGGACATAAGACGAAAGACAGATAAAATGGTTACATACCAGCTCACTTATTATAAGCATTTCTTTTGTAAGAAGCACAATATTGATCCGATTATGGTAGAAACATACTTTGGATTATTGAAGCGAACGGCCAAGAAAAACAGGATAGAAATCTTTAGAGTTTCCAGCGGACAAAAAAAAATAAATAATTCGCTTAATGTTTTAAACAAGGCGGTGTATAATATCCATAATAAGAACCACCCCAAAAATCGTCTTAGTTGTGCGAAGTGTGAATTTCACAGAACGGAGTGGTGCCCTTAAGGAGACTAATGGCACAACCGAAACCCGAAAAAAAGATTAAAATTCTAACTATATCCGACCACCCACTTTCACCCTCTGGTGTAGGCACCCAAACAAAATATTTTATTGTTGAACTCCTCAAGACAGGAAAATTCGAATTTATTAGTCTTGGTGGTGCCATGAAGCACAAAAACTATGAACCTCAGAAGACTGAAGAATTTGGTGATGACTGGATCATCTATCCCATCGATGGTTATGGAAACGCCGAAACAATTCGTTCAATTCTGCGTTCTACTAAACCGGATATTCTATGGTTCATGACTGATCCACGTTTTTATGGCTGGCTATGGGAAATAGAAAACGAAATAAGGTCTTTGGTTCCTATGGTTTATTATCATGTGTGGGACAATTATCCTTATCCAACTTTTAATAAGATTTGGTATGAATCAACTGATGTGGTTGCTACCATTTCTAAATTAACTTCAGATATTGTAAAAACAGTTGCTCCAAATGTAGAAGAACATTATCTTCCTCATGCAACACCAGGAGAGCTATTTAAGCCACTCAGCGACACGAATATCAAGCAATTCAGAAAACAACATTTTGGGATCGAAGATGAGAATCATATGTTAGTATTTTGGAATAATAGAAATGCTCGCCGTAAACAAAGTGGTTCATTGATTTATTGGTTTGATGCTTTCCGCAAGAAGCTAATAAAAAAGCATCCTGAAGCAAATGCTACATTACTTATGCATACTGCTGCCAATGATCCAAACGGACAAGATCTATATGCTATTATCAATGACCTAGATCTACAAAATAGAGAGGTCTTGATATCAGGTGAAAAAATTCCTCCTGATGCTTTGGTAAATATATATAATGCGGCGGATTGCACGATAAACATTTCGGATGCCGAAGGCTTCGGATTGGCTACGTTTGAATCAATGGCTTGTGGTACACCTATCATGACAACAATGACTGGCGGACTTCAAGAGCAAGTTACTTCATTGAAAGACATAACACAAAAAAAGATGCTATCGCGAAACAAAAGGAACAAAGGTGTGACTGAATATAAACATGGTATTGGACTTGAGCCAACATCTAAAGCAATTATTGGTTCGCAGGAAGTTCCCTTTATTTACGAAGATAGAGTTTCAGAAGAAAGAGTTGTTGATGGACTAATGATGATGTATGAGTTCGGCGCTAGTAAACGTAAAGAAATGGGCGAGTGCGCAAGGCAACATGTTCTTGAGAATTATAATTTTGATAATTTTTCTTCTCAATGGGAAAAGATTATAAACGATACTCACGAAAAGCATGGTTCTTGGGAAACACGAAAAAATTATAAAACATGGGAGCTAATAGCAGTATGAAAACAATTTTAGTAAGAGGTCCAGCACTAAGTCAAAGCGGATATGGAGAACATACACGATTTGTTTTACGTTCGCTCCGATCAAAGCCGGAACTATTTGATGTATATCTCTTGAGCACCAATTGGGGCGCTACTGGATGGCTATGGGAAGACAATGAGGAAAGACAATGGATTGATTTTCTGCTACAAAAAACAATTCAATATACTCAAAGTGGTGGTACATTTGATATGTCACTTCAGGTAACAATTCCTAATGAATGGGAGAAAATAGCTCCTTACAATATTGGCGTTACGGCTGGAATCGAGACTACTAAAATTGCTCCTCAATGGGTAGAAAAATCCTTCCTAATGGATAAAATCATTGTAGTTTCAGAACATTCAAAATTTGGCTTTGATACTACGGAAATCAAAACACAAGATCCAACCACGGGTCAAGAGTTTATAGCAAAAGTAAATACACCAGTTGATGTGGTTGGTTATCCTGTAAAAGATACTCAGACAAGCCCTATAAAGCTAGAACTTAAGGATGATTTTAATTTCCTTACAGTTGGCACCTGGATACCTAGGAAAAATTTAGAAAATACCATCAAATGGTTTGTTGAAGAATTTTATGATCAAGAGGTCGGCCTTGTTGTAAAAACTTCGTTGGCAAAAAACTCCAAAAGAGATAGGCAAATAACTGAAATTCGTCTTAAGGATTTGTTGGCTGAATATAAAAATCGCAAATGCAGTGTTTATCTTTTGCATGGAGACTTAGCCGAAGAAGAAATGAATAGTCTTTATCAGGATGAAAAAGTTAAGGCATTAATTAACATTGGTCACGGTGAAGGTTTTGGACTACCACTATTTGAAGCCGCATATAATGGATTACCGATTGTTACAGTTGGGTGGGGTGGTCAATGCGACTATCTTTATATGGATGTCAAGGATAAGAAAGGAAAAACAAAAAAGACAGCGATGTTCTCACCTGTTTCTTATGATATCAAAATGATTCAACCAGAAGCAAAATGGGAAGGAGTAATTCAAGCAGATTCACAATGGTCTTTTGCAAAAGAATGGGATTATAAAAAAGTTTTGCGCTCTGTTCGTAAAAGCTATGGTGAACCAAAGTCGAAAGCAAAGAAACTTCAGAAGTATGTAACTAAAGAATTTTCTGCTCCGGTGATGTATAACAAATTTGTGGAAGCTTGTATTCCTCCTGTTATTTCTACAGAACAAGTGATTGATGAAGCACTATCTATAGCCTCTCAAATGTCTTTACAATAGAAAGCAAGAAATATGGATTTAGGAATTATTCAAGTTACATCAAATCTAGAGGATGGCCATCCTAGACACGGGCTTATGCTGGAGCGTGTTATTCCTAGTTGTATTAAAGCAAGCAATCAAAACTATGTGTTGGTCGCGCCTAGAGAATCTTTGCTTACCCAATTAGTAAATGACTTGGGCGGAAAAAGTATTATTTATCCAGGCTGGGATGTTGATAAGATGAGAAAGTTTCGATTAGGGATGCAAAATATTACTACTGAATGGGTTGGTATATTTGATGATGATATTATACCAGATGAAAAATGGTACGAAAACATGAGCGAGTTTTTAAAAGATAAAAAACCCGGTCAATATGGATTCCGACTAACAAACGATTTAGGGGAGCGTCATGAACATGGAGAAGATTGGATGCAGTTTCCTAGTATGTCTCTACAGTTGCCGCATCGACCACTTGATTATAATGTCGAAACAGGTGTAGTCGAAGATTCGCCCACAGCATATGTAGCAAACTCAATTGTTCATCGTGATGTTATGGAGCAAATAGAACCTTTTGGTTTGTTTGGAAATGCGCCCGATGTAATGTGGAGTTTTGCGATTCGCAAATGTGGATTTCCAATTGGATTTAATCCCAAAGCAAGAGCATATCATATTGGGGATAGAGGGGATAATAGGAAAAAGTGAAAACTCACCAACAGCACTTAGGTAATATGGATTTTCCTTATAAAATAATAATTCCTGCTCGCCGGAATTCTAAAGGTTTTCCATTTAAGAATAGAAAGCTTTTATCCAACACATTGGATATCATTCCCGATATTAAAATTAAAGATTTGATAATATCTTCTGATGATAAACAAATTATTAAATTTTGTAAGGATAGAGAGATTGGTTATCATCTTAGAAGTTCTTCTACTGCTAGTGATGATGCTTCTACTAGGTCTGCTATTTTAGAATGCCTGGTGGATTGTGAAATTCGAGAGGATGAAGTGATCCTAATGCTTTACTTAACATATCCCACTCGCACTTGGGTCCAGATCGAAAGAGCACTTAAATTTTACCTCGAAACAAATTCCCGTTCTGTCTTGTGCAAGAAGGAAGTAAACTCGCATCCCTATTTATGTATGTATGAGAAATCAAATGGTAAAGGACAACAAATCATTAGTCACGATTTATATCGACGACAGGATTATCCAAAGTGTTTTGAAATTTCACATTTTATTTCCATATATGTGGCAGATGAAGTGGATAAATTAAATAATAATATGTATAATGAAGATACTACTTTTTACATGATTGAGGATGTCCTTGATGTGGATTACAAAACAGATTGGGAGAAAATAAGTGAAAACTAAAATAATTTCTGAAATAGGGATTAATCATAATGGAGATATTGAGGTAGCCAAAAAACTTATTGATGCTTCGGTTGCTGCGGGTTGTGACTATGCTAAGTTTCAAAAACGTACACCAGATATTTGTGTACCCGATCATCAAAAAAACAAACCTAGGAAGACACCATGGGGCGAAATGAAATATATCGATTATAAAAAACAAATAGAGTTTGAAAAACAAGAATACGACGAACTTTATAGCTACATAGAAGATAAGCCTATAGAAATTTTTGCTTCGGTGTGGGACAAGCCCTCGGTGGACTTTATGAAACAATACACAGGAACAACTAAGATTGGATCAGCCATGATAAACGATCTAGAACTTTGTCGTTATGCCCGAGAGAATAGTGATTTGTTGATAATTTCAACTGGTATGAGTACGGAAGAAGAAATCGAAAAATGTGTAAACGCCTGTAATCCTGATGTTATTATGCATACAAATTCATCTTACCCGTCTCCCATCGAGGAGTTAAATTTATATTATATCAAATGGCTAGTGGACAAATGGAATGTTGATGTAGGTTATAGTGGTCATGAATTTGGTTTGATCACAACTTTTGCGGCTGTAACATTGGGTGCGTCGTGGGTTGAACGTCATATAACTCTTGATCGGACTATGTGGGGAAGTGATCAAGCTTTGTCGGTTGAACCACATGGGTTATATAAATTAGTAAAAGGGATTAGAGATATTGAACGGAGTCTAGGTACGCCTGGACCAAGGAAATGCTTGGGAAGCGAACTGGAAAAGAAAAAAAGCTTGAGAAAATGAATGAAGAACTTAAAGATAATGGTTTTATAATCATTAGGGGTGTTTTTAGTTCTGAGGATATAGATCTCATGAGAATGGAGTCTATGAGATATTTTAATTCTGGGGGTGGATTTTCTAATTCCACAGGTAAAGCAAAACCAGATTGGGTCAAGGAGGATTCTTTACAGCAATTAAGAAAAAAGACAGAGGAAAAGGATTTTTCGAAAATAATTTCTGAATTAATTGATGAGCCGGTGGAATTTATTTCTCATAATGATTTGCACCTAAACAGATCAGTCGGCTGGCATAAAGATAGATTAAATAACGATGCTAGAATTTTTGAAAAAAATAATCCCTGGTCTGTGATAAATGGAGAATCCATGAAGATTTATAAAGTCAATTTATATCTTCAAGATCACTTAAATGATAATGATGCTTTAACCGTTAGTGTTGGGAGCCACACGAAAGAAAAAAATACTATCGACAATATTCATACAACTCATCCACTAAAAGGAGATATTGTAATTTTTGATCAAAGAATCTTTCATAGGGGTTTTTATTCTGGTGGATATGATAGGCTCTTGATTTGTATGGGGTATGGCGTTAAAAATGTTTTTTTTGAAGAATTTAAGAAAGGCACCGAATATAGACAAAACAAACAGAATGGAGTAGGAATCTAATTAAAAAAGCAATTCATATTTTTGCTGTTCATGGAAAATCCAATTCGGGTGATTATTTCCTTGGCCCGGCGACTAAATGGAAATTTGAAGAAGCTATTGGTTGTAAAATGAACTGGTCTAATTTCGATGTTCGAAAAAAAGTAACTCCGTCAGACGTTCAATTTTTAAATTCGTTTGATTATGTAGTGATAGGCGGGGGTGGTTTATTATTACCTGATACTAATCCGAATATGGTTTCATGTTGGCAGTGGGCAATCTCTAGCGATCTTATTGAGGCAATAACGGCAAAAATTTATGTTATGAGTATAGGTTATAATTTGTTTCATGGACAAACTTGCTCAATGCCCAACAGACACAATAATCTTAGTGTACCTAAACGAAAAAACATCCTCAAAGAAAACCTTGAAACTCTAATAAAAAAAAGTGAGCATTTTTCAATGAGGCATACGGGCGATTGCCAAAAATTAAGAGAAATAGTGGATAAGGAATGTGGGCAAAATATACAGTTTGAATTGTGTCCTGTGATCTATTATGTAAAAGAAAAGTATCTCCCCTCTTTTAAAAATTCCAAAATTTATCATACCTTTGAATTGAAAGATGATAGACCCAACAGGAGATACTATAATAAAACTCAAAAACAATTCTATGATGAATTGCTTGAATATATTAAAGTATTGATTTCTAAAGGTGAAAAAATCGCGGTAATGTCACATGATGGAAGCAACAGTTTTGCTTCTTATTTAAAAAAGAATAATATTAATTACAAATTATTAAATAATTCAGTTGCCAATGAACAAAAGATAATGGAGAATTATTCACAAGTCAAAAAATTATATTGCACTGCTGGTCACAGCCAAATGATTGCGTATGCTTTGGGAGTTGATTTTTATAGTTTGATAACCCATGACAAGTTGGAATATTTCTTAAAAGATATAGGATTTTTCACACCAGATAAATACTATTTTGTGAATAGCGATAAAGGATTTAGGTTGTAAAAAATGATAAAATATATCCAAAACAAAAAAATAAATTATGAGCTTATGCAAGAACTTCTTACTACTTCCACAAATCTAAATCATTTTACAAATGAAGGCCCTGCAAAATCTGCATTGGAAAATCATTTAAAAAGTATGTTAAAACTGCCGAATCATAAAGCAGTAGTATGTTCTGCAAGTGGAACCTCGGCACTCCACGCTCTTGTTTTATTTTTTAAAAAGAGGGGCGTTAAAAAATTTACAACACCTTCTTATACTTTTCCTTCTTGTGTTGTGGGGGGGCTCAAAACAAAAGTCATGGATATCTCTTTAGAAAATTATTGTTTTATTGATCTGGATCGGGCTATTGAAAGTAATGATTGTCTAATAATAACTAACTTATTTGGAACCTATCCAAAAAATTTAAATGAAATATTGAACAGGTGTAAAGAAAATGACACCAAGGTTATTTTAGATAACGCATCATCCCCTATGACAACTGTAGAGGGGATAAATATTAATTGTTTCGGAGATGCCAGCTTTGGATCACTCCATCACACTAAATATTTGGGATTTGGAGAAGGTGGGTTTCTTGTAATAGATGCAGAGCACAAAGAAGAAATAAACCAAATCTTAGGCTTTGGGTTTGACGCAACATCAAAAAAAAGAATTAGTAATGTTGATAGTTCAAATTTTAAAATTTCTGATGTGAGTAGTGCCGCGATTTTACAACACATCATGGACTATGATTTAGAAGCACACAAAAATAATCAAGACTATTTCATAAGTATTATAAATGATATAAATAACGTAAAGATTTTTAACTTCAGCGAAGGGGTTGTGTATGGTAATATGCCTATTATAAATAAAAATCCTATGAGTATAGATTTTTTTATTAATAATCATCTTGAAGCTAAAAAATATTACTACCCACTCAAAAGACATAAAAATTCAATGTATCTATATGAAAGAATAATAAACTTGCCCTTACATGCAAAAATGAGCAGATTTGAAATTGATAAAATAGCAAGAATAGTAAGACTCTCGGTAAATGAATAAGATAGCTATACATCAACCTTATTTTGCACCACATATAGGCTACTTTCAACTGATAAATGCTGTTGATCTTTTTGTTTTGTATGATGATGTTAATTTTATAAAAAATGGATGGATAAACCGAAATAAAATAGTAGTAAATGGTAATAAAAAAATGTTTACTATACCTTTAAAAAAACAGAGTTCATTTAAAAAAATAAATGAAACAGCGGTAGATTGGGGTAATAAACAAATAACAAAGTTCTTTAAAACAATACGAGCCAGCTATAGTAATTCCGAATACAGAGATGATGTACTTAAGATTATAGATGACATTTTTTTTGAACAACCCAAATCAATAGCGGATCTTGCTTATTTTTCTATTGAGCATTTTTGTAAATATTTAGACATACACACTAAAATAAAAACTTCATCGATCATTGATCGAGAAAAAACAGATGATAAGGCAAAAAATCTTATCAATATTTGTAACTCACAGAATATGAACCACTACATAAATGCAATCGGCGGCATTGAATTATACGACAAAAAATGTTTTGAATCGCACGGAATTAAGTTAAATTTTATCAAAGGAGCTTCAAGTCTTTCTATTATAGATATGTGTATGAATACTTCTAAAGAAGAAATTAAAAATCAACTAACTGATTTTATATTAATATGAAAAAAGCAAATAATGTTATTTACCATCTTGATATGGCAAATTCACCTAAAGACATAAAAAAAAGAATAAAAGAAGTGTGGGGTCAGTATATGGCTTATCACATTTTTAATGTGCCGGATTGTGACTACATACAGGTGTACGAAGAACTCGCCGAATCTTTAGGTGAAATAAGATTATGCCACCCGGTTAATGATAAGTCTACTAAATTTTCAAAGTCAAGGGACATTAAATACAATCCTGATATATATCATTATTTTGCGTCTAATGCTAGACAGCCTCTACATACCGATTATGCATATTATAGATCCGATGAAAGTCCAGACTGGCTGATACTATTTTGTATTAAGCCTTCTGAATACGGTGGTAATACTAATATTTTATCTACTAAAAAAATGGTTGCAATCTTAGCCAAATACAATCCAGAATTATTAGAAAAAATAAAGATTGATGTAACTTGGAAATATTATGGCGAAGATGGTGATAAACTACACAAAAAATCAATTTATAATGGGGAACACATTAATTGGAATTACTGGCAAATAAAGGAAGAACATAATTCCGAAGAAGTTATGAACATTAGAGAAGAATTTTTTAGGTTTCTTGAAGACGTTATTGTTGGGGGCTCTATGTATGATTTTTCTAAAACTTGGAAGTCTAAAGACTGTATAATATTTAATGATAAACTTACCCTGCATGGTCGGGACGCATTTCTCGGAGATCGATGGCTAAAAGATCATGCGTTTTTTGAAAAAATAAAAGAGGTAAAAAACAATGAGTATTGATTTAAAATTAAAATATTTAGAGGAGACTCTAGAAATTAGTCTAAAGACATCAAGGGAAATGCTTGGGAGTGATGATCCAAATTTTAAAAGAATTCATCACCATAATCACCACATAGTTTTATATGTGAAAGATCATATTATGAAAGAACGGTGTAAGAATTATTTTGAAATAGGCACTCATTTTGGCCATAGTTTATGTAATATTCTTCAAAGTAAATATGAAAGTAAAATAGTTAGTTGTGATTTATTTCTAAAAGGTTCTACTATAGCTAATGACTGCAAAGTGAAAAATGTAGAAACGCTGGCTAACAATAATATTAAAAAATTCAACACCAATGGATACGACTGCAAAATTCTCAGGGGAAACTCATGGTCTGAAGAAATGTTTGGTGGGGTAAAAAAAGAATTTCCAGAAGGCATAGATTTGCTATTTATCGACGGCGATCATAGAAGAAACGCCGTAATATCAGATTTCGAAAGATATTTTCCATTAGTTAATTCTGGTGGGTTTATAATTTTTGATGATTATTTGCCATACATATGGAATAATAAAAAGAGAGATTGTCCCATAGCAATAAATGATTTGGTTAAAAAATATAATGATCAACTTGAAATTATTGGTTTATTGGATGATCTGGTCGGCTGCAATAAATTAAAAAATTCTACTGAAACTAAAAACTGCGATTTTATAGTAAGGAAAAATTGAAGATGACTAAACAACGAAATTTTACACAAGCAATTAAGACAGCCAAAGCCGGAGGTTATTATACTAGACTAACATTGGTTTATGATGTTCACTTGAAGTGGTTGATGGACTACGTGTCAAAACTTGATACTGGAAAAATGATAGAATGTGGGGTGGCTAGAGGTGGATGTATAGCGTTATGTCACTTAGCAAACCCTAACATGAAAATACTTGGACTTGATTCTTGGGAACCGATGCCAGATATAACAGAAAAAGATGATGAGAAAAAATGTAAGCCGTGGGTAAACACGCCGTCCTCCGGTAAGATGGAAGATGTATATAAAACATACCAAAAATTGGGAGCATCGACCCAAAATCTTACATTGATTAAAGGTTGGTTAGAAGAAACTATTCCACAAAACAAAGAGCTTTTTGAGGAATTAGACATATTGAGAATTGACACAGATTTTTATTCGTCTATAATTTTCACATTAAGAAATTTATACGATAAGGTGAAATCTGGAGGATTGATAATCCTAGATGATTGGCACTTTAATCCAAAAGGTGTCCGGTGCGCGGTGAATGAATTTTTTGAAGAGCGAGGAATAAATCCCGAAATGTGTATTCACAAAGACGGAGCAGGGCCTGCTTATTTTTATAAAAATTAGTGACGATGATAAACATAATTATTCCATGTACCCCCAACTATAATGACACAAACATTATCAATACTGTGAAAAAAGACATTGATATAGTTTCACAGTTTTTCATCCTTTATAATTCTATTAAACAAAATTGGAAATTTGATTATAACATAAACTTGTTTTACAATAAAAACATACCATTTAATAACAAAGATGAAGAAAGATTATCATGTTTAGACATAAAAATGTTCCCCATAGAATCAGATTATGAAAAAACACCATATATGATTCGGTGTAATTCTTTAGCTCACAATCTTGATAAAACAGGAACACATAAACTATTATTAGACTGTGACATGATTGCTTTAAAGGAACCTACCTTTGATTTATCACAGGATTGGCAAGCTATGTATGCTGGTTCTGTGTTCGAAGCAACGTGGTATAATTATATAAACAAACATTTTGGATACAATCTGGATTTAGAAAATAAATTTTGTGGACGTTTGTTTGAAAAATACATTGAGTCCGAAGAACATTCAAACTTTTTTCCACATTTTAATGGTGGAGCTTTTTTAATCCGAGAAAGCCTTTGTAAAAAATTTAAAAAATACGTTATTCCTTCTTACCAGATGTCTCATAACAATAACTTACCCCATCGCGTAAAACATCTTGGAGTCCAATACGCCGCATCTTTTTCTCTAATGAAGATTTCTGACAATTGGAGCCCCTTTACACCAGGCTTTAATTATTTGTTGAAGTCCTACGAAATAGAAAAATTTGGGAAAAATAATATAGAACTATTACACTATTGTGGTGCGGGTGGTTATCAGCTCGCTCAAAAATACTTTGGAAATGAGATAAATGATTATTTACGTTGATATAGACGAGACAATTTGTAACTCTCCAGAAGACCGAGATTATTCTAAAGCGGTTCCAATAAAAAATAATATTGAAAAAATCAACGAATTGTACTATAATGGTGATACTATTGTTTATTGGACTGCGAGAGGTAGCGGAAGTGGTATTGATTGGAGAGAGATTACAGAAAAACAATTGGACCGATGGGGAGCACAATACCATGAACTCAAATTAGGTAAGCCAATTTATGATTTGTTTATCGACGATAAGAATGTAAATTCGAAGGATTTTTTTTAAATGCAAAAAAGTATAACAGAATTAAAAAATAAACATGCGGGCTGTGACATATGGGTGTTGGCTTCTGGTGCAAGCATGAATTTTATAGATAATTCATTTTTTGAAAATAAAATTACAATTGCAATCAATAGAACGGGAAACTATTTTGATTGTACCTATACGGTCACAAAAGATTTTGGTGGACTTGAACTTCTTAAAAAAAGTCCTTATAAGAGCCAGATTATTATGTCGAAACATTCATGTGGAAATCCTCGTAGTTGTTTGAACAAGCTTGATATGGAACATTATATTTTTGAACATAAAGAGAATCCACACACCCCTACACAAGCTCAATTAGATGATGAAATTTCTAAGAGCCATGATCGATTAATTGTTAGTCACTCCACAACAACCAGTGCGCTTCATTGTGCTGCATATATGGGGGCAAAAAATATTATTATTTGTGGTCACGACGGGGGTTCTATTGATGGTAAACTTACAATTGATGGTTATTATAAAGACATACAACCCCACCAGGCTAATGAAGCAGGATATCTTAAATGGGTAGGCGGGACGGAGAGTCATTCGATTGTCGTTTGTAAAAAAATAAAAGAAATTTATGGCTGCAACATTCATTCTCTCAACCCTTTTATTAATCTTGGTTTATGCGGCCATATTTATTCAAAGTAGGATAATATCAATGATTTATTACAGTGTTCCATTCAATTCAGATAAAAACATTGGTGTATATTATAATCAATTTATGGAGATATTACCACATGATGATGATTGGGGCGTCTTTTTTGATTCTGATACAATGTTTACCACTTCAGATTTTGGCTTATTGGTAGAGGGGGCTGTCGAACGCTATAAAGATGCCTCGGCATTTACTTGTTATACAAACCGTGTCGATTGTAGGTGGCAAATTGCTCCTGGTATCGATAAGAGAACAAATGATATGTCTTATCACCGCGATTTTGGATTAGAAATGAAAAATAAATATGGTTCCGACTGTATCCAAATTGGTACTAATTCACAACTGATGAGTGGTATGTTTTTGGCTGTTAAAAAATCAGCTTGGGAAAAATGCGGTGGATTTGTTGAGAAAGGTATGTTAGGGGTAGACAATTGGTTTCATCAAAAATTAAACGAAACCGGACAAAAGTTTTATTTGATCAAGGGGTTATATTTATATCACTGGTATAGAAACAATGGTGTCGAAGGAAAGAGTCATCTTTTATGAAAAATCACAAACTATTCACAAATAAATCTTATCTCGATAATCGGGGATACTTTTTTGAATCTTTCCCCCGCGCTATCAGTGAAGAACTAGAAGAAGATTTTTTCCAAGACAATATTTCCTATTCGCGCCAAGGTGTTGTGCGTGGCTTACATTACCAGTGGGACAAACCAATGGGAAAACTTGTGCAAACAATATCAGGAAAGATAATAGATTATATTGTGGACATTCGATACAACTCGCCCTCTTATAGTGAGTGCTGGAAGTTTGAATTATCAGAGGAAAATAAAAACGTCCTATGGGTTCCTCCTGGCTATGCTCACGGTTTTGAGGCACTTGAAGATTCACACGTAATGTATAAGTGTTCTTCTTATTACAGCAAAGATGGTGAATCAGCAATCAGCATAAAAGATCCCGACCTTAGAATTAAATTAAAAACTGACGAGAGAAATGTTATACTGAGTGAGAAAGACTTAGGCGCACAGTCATTTAGAAAATATTCAAGCGACCCTAAGTTCTTTTATGAGGAAGAATGAAATTTATTGTAACAGGCGGACGGGGCTTTATTGGCTCGCATTTTGTTGAAGCCGCGTTAGAACGAAATATCGCCATTATTGATATTGATAAAATGGGCTATGCTTCGCACAAAATTTTACCTTGGGATTCAGACAAAAACTACACCCTAATTCAAGAAGATATATCCGAACTAAAACATCTTCCTTCCTGCGACGTAATTATTAATTTTGCGGCTGAAAGCCATGTTGATAACTCAATCCGCGATACAAGCCCTTTTGTTAAAAGTAATATTTTAGGAGTCCATAATCTTTTAGAACTTGTTCGCGGAAAGCCAGAATATGATCGACCATTATTTTTCCAGATCAGCACAGATGAAGTATACGGTGATCGCTTGGAAGGTTCTTTTACTGAAGAAGATAAACTAACTCCATCAAACCCATATTCAGCGACCAAAGCCGCAGCAGAAATGTTAGTCTTATCATATTATAGAACTTTCGGTTTGGAATATATCATAACGAGGAGCGCGAATAACTATGGGCCTCGCCAATACGAAGAAAAATTAATTCCCAAGTGCCTCAATTCTCTACAAAGTGGAAAGCAAATTCCAGTTCACGGTGACGGCTCTTATGTTCGCGACTGGACATATGTTAGAGATAATGTGGAAGCAATATTTCATATTATTGAGAGTGGCATCAAAAACGAAACATATAATATTGCAGCCGAAAATCCTATGACCAATCTTGAAGTTGTGGATACAATGCTAAAATGGAAAGAGAAAGATCGACGGTCGGTTAAGTTTGTGGATAATCGTTGGGGTCAAGATTTGCGCTATTCTGTGAGTTCTAAAAAAATAAGAAAGATTGGGTGGGAACCAAAGCATTCTAAAGGGATATATAAGTGGTTTTAAAAAAAATATTCCTTACAGGAGGTTCGGGAACACTGGGCAGCGAGCTAATAAAAATCTCCAAAGCCCATGATGTAGATTTTATAGCACCAGCCTCTAAATATTGTGACATAACCAATCCTTATCAAATCCACAATCACATCAAGGATTCAGGTTGTGATACCGTGGTTCATTCCGCTGCAATAACCGATGTAAAAAACACAGAAAACGATCCTTCACTTGCTTGGGATGTGAATGTATTTGGGACCATAAATGTCTTGAAAAGTTGTAAAGATTTAGGAAAAAAGCTTGTCTTTATATCAACTGATTATGTGTTCGACGGAGAGAAAGGAAACTATACGATCAATGATCCCATTAATCCATTGTCAAAATATGCAAAGACAAAAGCCGCCGCCGAATTGCTGGTAAGAACTTATGAAAATAGTTTAGTCATTAGGACAAGCTTTTTTGGCTATGAGTTTCCTTATGAAGCTGCGTTTGTGGATCAATGGAGTTCAAAAGATTATGTGGATATTATTGCGCCGAAAGTCTTAAGAGAGATATTGAGTGATAAAAGAGGTGTGGTGCATGTGGGAAATGAACGGCGAAGTATTTATAATATAGCCACCGACAGGAACGAAAGTGTTAAAAAAATAAATAGAAATGATGTTGGCTCTTTTATACCCCGAGACACAAGTTTGGGAGATAAAAAATGAGTGTTTTTATTAAACAAGAACATCTTTATCAAGATTTTGAAAAGTTTAAAAATCATTACGTTAAATCAAGCTCTAGGGTTTTAGAAATAGGTCCAAGTATATTTCCGAGAATCAGAGGCAAAAATGTTAAATATGCTGATATTTGCGATCAAGAAACCCTAAAGAAACGCTTTCAAAATAAATTCCCCGGAGAGACATTACCAGAAAAACCTTTTGTAGATTATGTGTGCCACGAAGCAAGACTCCCTGAAATTATAGAAAAATTTGATATCGTGTATAGCGGTCATTGTATAGAACATCAACTCTGTCTCATTCGTCACCTTGAAGATATATATAATATTTTAAACTTTGGTGGGCATTATCTCCTTACCATACCGGATAAAAGATATTGCTTTGATCACTTTCTGTCAGAATCAACTATCGCTGATGTTTTAGAAGCTTATTACAACCCCATCCAGAAACATAGTTTAAAGTCAGTCATCGAACATCGATCAATGGTCACACACAATAACGCACAAAATCATTGGAGTGGAAAACATGGGCGACCGATCTATGAAAACAATTTAGAGAGCGTAAAAAAAGCGATCAAAGTGTATCAGAGTAAAGATTTGGATGTGCATAAGTGGCAGTTTCACCCCAACCATTTCGAAAAATTATATTCTAATCTTTTTCACTTAGGGTATGCTAAATTTGAACTAATTAATGTTTACAATACCATGAAAAATAAATTTGATTTTAATGTTGTTTTGAGGAAAGCAGAATGAAGAAAGAGGTGGAAAATATTCTTATATTCGGCTTTTCCCACAGTGGCACCAGTATTCTAAAAAAAATAATGGCAAAGAGCCCTTCAGTAGTTGCATCACCCGGTCTTTCTGAACACATGACTCCTGATGAGAAATTAATCACACGAGCCCACAATGAGGGCAAAAACTATACACTCATCAAAGGAACTCAACATACTGCTGCGACGTATCAGACAGGTTCTTTTTTACCGGATTTTGGTAATCAATATAAAACAGTGTTTATAATGAGAAACCCCCTATATGTATATTCTTCCATAAATCGCAGATTTGGAAGAAGAAATATTCCACGTTATCACCAATTTTCTATATACGAGCAAGTTGCGAACTGGTTTGTAGAAAGTAAGAATAATAAAATACCAGATTTTTATCACATTAGATATGAAGATATGTTTGATAATAATTATGAAAAATTGATTCAGATTTTTAATGATTTGGGGATTAAATATTCTTACGATATGTTCACTTCGGGGCAACAAACAAGTTCATTACCTGCGCCTCCCAGTATTCAACATGATTCTTTACGCACATGGCAAATTAGCCATCCATTTAAAAATATGAATGATCCTTCTAAAATAGAACTTACCGATGAACAACTTAATGAAATTAAAAAAAGTAAGATTGTTGAGAAAATGGGATATATTATTTAACAGCAACGACGTTGGAGCCAATTCGATGATAAGAAATGTCAATGATTTTAGTGTTCATAGGTTTGATTCCAATCCTATTATTTCTCAACAAGATTTGAAAGAAGCGGGCTTGTCTGGAAGCATCACTCATCCTTCTTTGATCAAGGTTCCTTCTTGGATCTCCAACCCATTAGGAAAATATTATATTTATTTTGCTGATCATTACGGAAAATTTATTAGATTAGCCTATTCCGATTCATTACATGGCCCTTGGAGAATTTATAATCGTGGCACTTTGTATTTGAAAAATTCATTTTGTCATCATCATATAGCATCTCCACATATTTATGTGGATGAAAAAAATAAGCAGTTACGCATGTATTATCATGGATTTCCTCAAAAGTCTCGAATAAATATTCCTGAACCGGAATGGATAAACAAGGCTCTCCCGAAGGGAATGCAAGACCAAAAAAGTTTTATGGCAACGTCTACGGATGGGATAAATTTTATATCAAGCGGCAAAATCGTGGCACCGTGGTATGTGCGGACCTTCGCATGGAAAGATGAAGACTATATTATTACAATGCCTGGAATTGTGGCAAAATATAATCCCACGTCTGACGTATATGAGTTTGTGGTTAAATTATTTAACAATCGGTTTAGACATTGTGATGTGTTGGTGGTTGATGATTTATTATATGTTTTTTACACAAATGCGGGAGATAATCCTGAACACATTATTTGTAGCAAGGTTGTGCTTAATTCTGAAGGGAAAGAGTGGAAGATAGTCGAAACATTTTCTTTGGTTTATCCTGAAATGGATTATGAAGGAGGCTTTGAGCCAAGACGACAATCAATTCGGGGGGGCATACTCAAAAAAGTCCATGAACTTCGCGATCCCTGTATTTATACTGAAAGTGGTAATGTGTATATGTTATATTGTGGAGGCGGTGAACATTGTTTAGTTATATCACATCTTAAGGGATTGAGTATATAATGCTTTTTAAGGGATTGAGTATATAATGCTTTTAGTTTTTGCGGAAGAGTGTGCTATAATGATTGGCAATATTTCTAGGAGAGACAAAAATGAAAGTTAGTGCGATTATGTGTATATGGAATGAAATAAGATTTTTACCACTGAAAATAAAATGGTGTAAATTAAATGGGATTGAACCCTATATTATTGATAATTTTTCCGATGATGGTAGTTGGGAGTGGCTTCAAGATAACAATATTCCTTCTCACAGGTTTGATACCGATGGCGCGTTTCATCTTAGTAAAAATGTGAAAGAAATGACGAAAACTCTGCATAAAATAAAGCCAGATTGGGCAATATACATCGATGCGGACGATTTTATATCTTTTGACGAAGGCATTGGGGAAACCATAAAACAAGCTGACAGAAACGGATATAATTGTATTTCGTGCCCACTCATCACCTTTTATAATACTGGTGAATCTTCTTTTGAGCTATCCGATCCCTTCGATCCTTTTAATAGTTACTTTTATCTTAGAGGAGGCACCACAAAAACTCAAATTATGATTTCGAAATATTGCCGTGATATGAATTTCCGCCCTGAAAGAATAAGAAGGAGCAGAGAAAAATCATTTAAGGTTAACGGCGCTAAGTTTAATTATGGGCCTTCTAAGGGAAAAGAAAATCGAGTTGCGGTTTTTGAACGGCGGCAAAAAGCATGGGATCAGGGACTACCGAAGGGGCTTGGAATACATTATAAAATTTTTACCCAAAACGACTGGGTGTGGAACACGGAAGATTGTGAAGATATAAGAAATTATCCTAAAGTTTATAAATACCTGATAAAGATTCAAGATCAGATGGGTGATTCGGATTAGAAAAGAATGATTGATTCCAAACAACGAAGCTTATGGAAGGCGATTACTTGGCGTACATTTGCTATAGTCCTGTTAACAACTGTTACATATCTCGCTACAGGAAATATAAAATTTACAACTTTAATCACTTTATGTTATCATAGTGTTCAAGTGCTTGTGTTCTTTATACATGAGCGATTATGGAATTTTATTAAGTGGGGTAAAACAAAAGGTATGTTTATACAAATGACTGGACTTTCAGGTGCCGGTAAAACAACACTGGCTCGTGCGGTGGAAAAAAGACTAGCTGCAAAGGGCTATAAGGTTGAAATTATTGATGGTGATGAATATCGAGAAGGATTGTGTAATGACCTAGGCTTCTCAAAAGAAGATCGCAATACTAATATTCGACGATTAGGGTTTGTTGGGAAAGTTCTTTCTCGGAACAATGTCATCACAATTATGTCAGCTATCAATCCTTATGATAGTGTAAGAAAAGAACTTGAAGACACTTGTGCTGCTAAAACAGTTTTTATAAAGTGTCCCGTAGAAAAATGTATTGATCGTGATGTTAAAGGATTGTATGCCAAAGCTTTGTCGGGTGAAATCAAAAACTTTACAGGCATCTCAGATCCATTCGAAGAACCAACCGATGCGGCATTAGTTGTTGACACTTCTACTGATGACCTTGAAAAAAGTGCTGTAAAATTAGAAGCCTTTATTACGTCTAATACATAATGAAAGAAATTAAAACAGAATTTAAAGAAGCCACAATTGCTATTGATTTTGACGGAGTTATTCATCGATACTCCAAAGGTTTCCAGGGATTAGATAATGCCTATGATCCGCCAATGCCAGGAGCTATTCCATCTTTACAAAAACTTAAGGGTTATGGCTATCGCTTAATTATTGTATCAAGCCGACCAGTTGAACCTATTAGGAATTGGCTAGAGAAATATAATTTATCTCATTTCTTTGATGATGTTACAAATATAAAACACCCGGCCAAATATTATATTGATGATCATGCTATTAGATTTGACAAAACAGATCCGAACGCATGGCACAAAACAATTGAATTCATTGAACAAGGAGAAAACAAATGAATAATAAAAGAGCGATGTTTGTAGGTCGATGGCAACCTTTACACAATGGTCACAAATGGCTTATTGGTCAAAAACTAAATCAAGGAGTGCCAGTTCTTATTTGTGTAAGAGATATTCCTCCTGATGAAAAAAATCCATTCACAACTGAGCAAACTATCGACATGTTAGAGACTGCGTATGTTGATGATGATGTTGTGGTATTATCAATACCAGATATTGAATCTGTTAATTATGGCCGTGGAGTTGGATATGGAATTGTTGAGCACGTACCACCTAAAGATATTGGTTTTATTTCAGCCACGCAAATCCGTAATCAAATAAATAACGAGGATAACTCGTGGAAAGAAAATGTTGATTCAAAAATTCATCAAAAGGTGGTACAATTTCTTCAGGATGCGAAGTCCTAAAATTGCAATAATTATACATGCCCATCACTTGAACGTGTTGGGGGAGATTTTTGATTATGTTCAAAATGTGCCTGGAAATTTTGATCTGTTTTTAAATTTCAGTCATATCTCTCATTCACAAAAAAAAATGATCGATAAGATAAAAAAAGATCTCAAAAAAGCAATACCAGGAGAGTGTTATTTTACAACGTCCAATAATCGGGGTCAAGATTTAGGAGGGTTTTTTGCTTCGACAGCAGTCGCACGGGAAAAGAAGTTATCTTATGATTTAATTTGTAAAATTCACACTAAGGCTGACTCAGAGGAGTTATCCTCTTTTAAGACAAGTATAGTTAGTGTTCGTGGACGAACCATACGTTCTCGTAATCTTACAAAAACAGAGTGGAGAATGAAGCTTTTTTCAAGTTTACTTGGCTCAAAAAGAAAAGTCACCAATATATTGAAGACCTTCCAAACATATCCTTCAGTGGGGATGATATCATGCAAGACGTTTTATGGTCGGCATGATTTTAATGAAAACAAGAATATGAGAAATTACCTATTCTTTAAAAAAAAAATGAATCTCCCCGACGTGGTATGTTATCCACATAACAAATATTTTTTAGCAGGTACTATGTTTTGGATGAAAGGGGATGTTTGGGATTTCTTAATGGAACAGGACATTACTATACATGATTTTGAAGTAGGGGCGAACAATGACGGATTGAGATCTCACGCCTTTGAGAGAATGTTTGATTCGGTGGTAAAGAGCCTCGGATATACTCCGTGGATGATAGAGCCGTGATGAAAAACAAGACCCTATTAATATTTCCTCTTTATGCCCAAGGGTTCATACCTTTGTCCACTGAATCATATCTTAAAGAAATAAGTCAATATTTCTCTGAGACAATAGTAACCACGAACTATCGGGGATATATAGACCTCCCCTATACATTTAGATCATATAAAAATGAGGGATATGATTTCGGGCAATTTTATAAGGTTTTGAAAAGTATTGATCTAAATCAATATAATAGAATTGCCCTTGTGAACGATAGCAACTCACTTGTTGGAAAATTTGATAAAATATTTAACTGGGGAAATAAATCAAAATTAGATATATGGGGATTGACCGATTCGCAACAAAGACATCCACAGGTCAAAGATATACATTCCTATCATGTTCAAAGTCATTTCTTGGTTTTTGAGAAACGCGCACTATCTCTTTTACCTGCGTTCTTCAATAAGATAGAATTTGAAAAAAAATTTATGAAAGAATCAAATGTGGAATTGAGAAGTAAAATAATTGTAAATTGCGAATATGGTCTTACATATTTTATGCAACAGTATAATCTCAAAGTTGGCGCTCGTTATTCTATAAAAAACTGGAAACCCATGAAAAATAAATTTCTAAATATGCATGTAACATACTGGGAGGAATTAATCAATGATGGATATCCTTTAATAAAGAACAAACTCCTTCGTGGAGAATGGGATAATATTGGTCAAGACTCCATCCCTAATCCTAAAAATAAGTGGAAATATATGGTGTTATAAAAATGAATAATCACACACACGTATACAATTTTAAAAAGAAAATTAATCCATCCAAATTCACCGTAACACAATCAGAAGATGACGTGGTAAAAAGCTTCTATTCTAATTCGTATAATCTAAAGACGACTTCTAATGAATATAAGTGCCAATTTATTGAAGCCGAAACTACCGATTATAAAAAACCACATATACTTCTTTGCATAAAGGACAATGCAGAACTTTTGCAATTTACTTTGAATAATATGAAGCAGAACAAGATTTTTGATTTTGCAAACGTATTAATAATTGATGATCGTTCAGAGACAGAACACATTAAGGCGATTGCTCTTGAAAGCGACTGTTCATATATGCGGGTAGATAACACCGCAAATCAATTTAATTTTTCAATGCTGCACAATCTCGCAACTCACGCCCTGAAAACGAAATCACCAAACCTAAAAGATATTATTTTGTGGAGTTCAGATCTATGGACAAATAATCCAGAGATGTTGCCAATACTTTATAAGAAGCACACTGAAAACAAAAATACAATCACAGGAACCAAGCTCCTTTATCCTACCAAAGATTTTTTATATCACAAGCCCGATAGAGCAGACAAGGTTCAATATGCCGGTTCTATGTTTGGACCAAGACCAAACGAGGTTGGGTTATTTGCCTTACACATGTTTCGCGGCTATCCCAAGGATGATCCAAAAGTAAATTGCAACAAAGGCGAGTTGTTTATAACGGGTGCCTTCTTGATTATAGATGCAGAATGGTATATAAAAACCGGGGGCTTTTGCCCATCTCTTAAAGCCTCATATCAGGATGTTGATTTGTGCCTAAGAGCAAACGAACAAGATCGACGTGTGATGTACTACGGCAAAGAATTATATTTATACCATTATGAAAATCTCATTCTTAACACAATGAAAGAAGATTTAAAAAAAGATCAGTTAAGTGATAAACTATGGTATAAAGGTTTTTGGGAACCAGAAAGAATCAAGAATCTATTATATGTTAATGAAACATAAGGAGAATACATGACAAACTATAAATTATCTAATCAAGCAATCGGGGCCCTAATGATGGCTTTGCAAAAAGGCTTAATGGAACAGACGGACATAACAGGTATGTTAAAAGAATTTGTTTTGGTAAGTACAGCCGATGGACTGATTGTAGAGAATCCACCCATACTAGAAGTGAAAGAACCAGAACAGGAAACAGTTGCCTAGGTATTCTTATAATTGTAGCGAGTGCGATTCACATTTTGAGATTTTCCACTCCTTGCATGAAACTTATACAATTTGTAAAAATTGTGGAGAAGATGGTTATATCGCCCGCATACCAAGCGAGATCTTTATAGCCCAAAAAGATTCTAAAATTCGTGGAGATTCTAAAGCTGGAAGCGTTGTTGAGAGTGCCATCGCTGAAGCGAAAGAAGAACTGAAGCAGGATCAATCTGACTTGAAAACCAGGAGGTATAAAAAATGAGTTATGTGATAATTTCTCTTTCGGTATTTGCGGGAATTTCTGTTCTCATTAATATTTTTATGTTTGGCTATGCTAAAAATACCTTGGTGAAGATCGAGACGGTTTATAATGCCGCCGAAGCAAGCACTGAAATTTTTAGCTTGATGGATGCGTTCAGAGAACACTTAAATTCTGTTTATGAAATGCCGACCTTTTATGGTGATGAAACACTAAAGTCCCTCCTCGACCACACAAACGAGATGATAGAATATCTCAAAGGGTATGAAGAAATTTATTCCTTTACACAGCCAGAACTAGAGCAACAATTACTTCAGGCATCGGAGGATATGGAAAGTGACGAAG